TCTTTGTAGGTGTGATTGACCACAATCATTGGAATATCTTTCATAGTCAAGTGTGGTGTAACCATACGGAACAAACTCTTGATTTGTTTGGCACGACTCATGTCTGCTACAGTTTTACCTTCTGTCGCATCATCAACTTCTTTCTTGGATGCCAGATTACCAATAGAATCAAGAATTATGATAACCTTATCTTCTTTACCAATCTCTTGCATCTGTACCATGATGTCATGTTTCAATTGTTCAACATCAGTAATTGGTGTATGAAGAACTCGATCAGTATCAATGTTGAATGTATCAAAGTAAGCTTGTGGTGTACCGAACTCTGAATCATAAAACAAAACTACAGCATCAGGATATTTCTTCATGTATGCCGATGCCATCAACAAAGCAAATGCAGTTTTAAAGTGTTTGGATGGACCTGCAAACATAGTCAAACCTGGTGTCAAACCACCATCTAGATTACCAGACAGTGCCACATTCACCATAGGTACATCAGTTTGTATCATGTCTTTTTCTGTAAAGAACAATGACTTTGCAAGGATTGCCGAATCTTTAATCGTCGAACCTTTTTTCAATCTATCAAGAACGCTCATTCATATCTCCATTCATATCAGCTATTTTATCTTTGGCAATAACGGTGTGGTTATCGTCTACAAAGAATGATTCTAGACTAGGCGTTGTTGCCTTGTCAACTTTCTTTTTCTTAACCACCCGTATTGGTTCGGGTGTTATTTGTTTATCGCCTTTTAATCTACGATATGTTTGATTAGCGGCAATCAACAACAATACTGCAAGTGGATCAAATACCACAATGATGACAAAGATTACTAATCGTACTGCCTTATCAATCAAATCACGATCTTGTGTGCCGTAAACTACATCTGCCACATATTTTATAGGCCCCAAGTCTGATTCAGCCTTCTTAATTTCCAAGGATATAGGAGACTTTTCTTCCGTAATTTTTTGAATTTCGGTTTGCGACCTAGCAATTTCATCAGAGATTCGTGTGCGCTCTTTCTGTTGGGCTTTGCGGATTTGATTCGACCTTTCCGCGCCCCTCTCATCCGACGATCTTGCCATAACCTGGTCAACCGCCGCATCCAACTGGAGGACATTTTTGCGATTAGCCTCGATACTCTCTTTGAGGGTTTTAATCTTTTCCTCATAAATCATTTCCTTCTCAACTAATGGTGTAATACCTGTTGAATGTTCTATGTGTGCTTTAGACAGATAACCAAAAATACCCATCGATGTGATTGCCATGAGCAATATAACAGCAATCAGAAAATATACTTTCAATGCAGAGAATGTATTTTTCCAGTTATTATATAACCACGATACTGTTACCAGTTTTGCCGCTTCAAGCACAGACCCCATAATAATAATTGGCCAGTATGAACCTGGAAATATCTGTGCAAGACCAATGACTGAATAATATGCTGCAATAGCAGATAAAGCAATAGCAGTCAAAAATGGTAATATAACGTGTATCATGGATTACTTTTTTTGTGTGGCACATCAAACACTAATGTGATACGTACATCATCCCCTATATTCTTAGCGGAATGTTCCTGTTTGTTGTCAAACCAAAATAGTGTGCCCGGTTCGACAACAACACTTTCATCTCCTACAGTATACAAGTAACGACCTTGTATTGACAAGTGATATCTATCTTTATTGAGATAGTATGTACCAAAGTCCATATGTTTACCGACTTGACCGCCAATTGGTATGGAAAGAAAACCACATCGTTTAAAATCTTTAAAATGCCGCTTCATAAAAGAAATTGCTTCAGTATGCCGATAATATGCTGGTGCTGGCACACAACCTTCAGAATCAAATACGTAATCACCAGGCTTGTCGATTGTACCAATTACCAATTGCAACACACCACTTTGACTTAGATATACATCTGGATCGAGCACTGTAGCATGTTGCAACTCTTTCTGATAATTCCAATCAGTAGAATGCTCTTCCAACTGTTTCTTTATTTTTGAAACATTAATACCAGTTTTAATTATACGAATATTTTTCATCCAAAGAAACTTTCTAAAGTTGCTTGCTTTTCAGCTTTCCAATTCAAACAATTTAAAATAACTTGAATTGGCTCCAAGAATGTTTTCTCAAACTGAGTATCATAATCAATGTATTCCTGTAAACCAAATTCTTTTGGTAAACGTGTTGGGTATGATACGACAGAATCCTTAAACGGATTTGGTGTTTTCAAATATGTAAACTTCAATTTCTCACCTTCTTGTATCAAAGGATACTTGTTGGTAAGATTTAATTGTTTAAGATAATGATTATAAAGTATGGCACCCTTAACATGAATCGGTGTTCCTTTTCTGTAAAGAGTTACCGAATCTGCATAATCGGTTAAACCATTCAACCCACGTGGAAATGAAATGTCTTCGGCAGGTAATCCTTTAAATTTATTTCTAAACTCTGAAATAAAATCCTGTATTTCGGATTCATCTGAAACCATAATCAACTTGATTATTTGTCGCATCTTCTCACGCACAGCCAGTGGTGTGGAAGACTTGATCATTTCAAGTCCCATAACTTTTAAGTGTGGTTCATTATACTGAACACCTTCATTGTTATATACATTAAGAATGTAGCGTTTCTTGGCAGTCCAGATACCTTTATCTGCAAGTGCCTCACGCTTCATAATCATTTTTTGGTCAAACGCATGTACATAGTCAGCAAGTTCCTTATAGCTTTCATCAATAAACGGTTGCAATTTCTTTTCACACGCATTATCCATGAATTCGATAACTTTATTGGTAGGCATCGATACTTTGCCTCCCGAACCATACACTTTTTCAACCAGTGGACCAAGTTTGAGATAAATTGAATCTGTGTCAGAGGCGATAACATAATCTGTTTCAGTTTTTAGTAAATTGTTTAAATATTCATTTAGTTTGTTTTCAATCCAACGAATAGACAATTGACCTGCTGAAGTCACCGCCAGTGCTATGCGTAAATCATAGAACCGGAAATACTGTGAACCCATCGCACCATATGCTGAGTTCAATGAAACCTTCTTAGCTAATTGTAGATTGTTATAACGTGCAATCAGCTTTTCGATTTCGTATTTCTTTGAATCATCTTTTTCATCTTCATAATCCTGCTGTGCCTTGAGCATCAGCTTTTTATACTTCTTACGATCTTCATACATCTCAAGCATCATTTTTGGTAAGAAACCCTGCTTGTCGGTGCGGAAGAATTGTGCATTGGGTGTCACTGTAACATTAGTGAGTCCGGAAGTGTCTATACGTTTCATTAATAGAGCATCAACAGACACATCCTGTGAAAGAACTTCCCGCATTTCATCGGTATAATCTTCAGACTCAAGCAACGTTTCTGGTGAAATGTTGTATTGAATAATCAAGTGTGGATATAGACTATTCAAGTCAAATGATGCTACCCAATTATGTAAACCCACCTGTGGGTCTTTGACATATGCACCTTCAAATGCCGCTGTCTTGTTCTGAATCACCCGTGGTGGAACAATAATATGCTTATCATGAAGATAGTTATATATCAATGCATCCCACATACGAGTTTGTGCAAAGACATCCTCATAGTTGGTTTTGGTGTCATATGCCAGAGTTAATGCCAACTCAATCAGCTTCAACTTATCCTCAAGCTTCAGAATAAGTTCAACGTCTTTAATGTTATACTCAATAAACTTCTGGTGATTCAATCGATACAATTGATTCAGATTGTCGTATTCGTCATATGACAGTTTATTCTCACCAAGTTCTACGCTGGCAATGTTATCCAGCTTATACGATTCCTGTGACTTACCATTCGGAGCGTACCATTGATACAGTTCATAATAGTCAAGTACAGGTACACCAATAATCTCATGGATTACTTGTGTTTTACCTTTGAATGTGGTTTCACGCTGGCTTAAAAATCCCCAAGGTGAAAGCTTCTTTAAGTTATCTTCGCCAAGTATACGTGTGAAACGATTGATAATGTAAGGAATATCAAAAAGCTTGACATTCCAACCAGTGACGATATCAGGATAGTTATTTGACCAATCAGCAAGAAACCGTTTACACAAATCGATTTCATTTTCACATAGGATATAGATTTCATTATCTTTTACTTTATACTCACCACAACCATATACAGTAACACCGCCATTTAACTGCTGAATACCAATAGCAGTAATCGGTTCGGTTGCCTTAGTTGGATCGGGAAATCCATTCTCAGAACCTACCTCAATATCAATTATGACAATTGATAGATCGTTAATATCCCAATCGATATTACCTCTAAAAGTGTCTGCAATGAAGGCGTACTCATACCTAGTATTACCAAAGATTTTAAAGTTTGCCACATCTTCATAGCGTTTAACGAAATTCCTTGTTTCACGAATGGTTTCAAATTTCATTGCCTCCAGTGGTTCATTAAGTAATGTTTTCCACTCTGTAGCTTTCTTGGATGGCAAAAACAAAGTCGGAGAGTATGGAACTTTTTCCTTGACTCTCCGACCATTGTTGACACCTCTATACAGGATATTGTTACCGTGTATAGCAACGCTGGTATAGTATTTACTCATTAGTTGATTATATCATATCCTTAAACCAGCAGGAGCAAGTTCGATACGACTGAACATTTTGCGATATTGTTCCAGCAAATCATTAACTGGAGTTGTGACACAAAAGATATTTTCATTTTTGATAGAAATACCTTTATCAAACTCTTCAGTGTACGCAAGATAAGGTGCAAAACCAACACCACCTTGATCACTAGCATTACGTGGTGGAACCGCTATCACTTGTACTGGATTCTTTACGAGAAAATCAAGATCATCTTCTTCAACAATTTCTGCGATAATTGTTTGTTGTGTGTTGAAAGTAATTAGTTTAATATTACTCATGCTGCCACCCTCATTGAAGTTTCGAGGACATCAAGTGTCACCCATTTTTTAGGAAATAACATCTCACGACCACGGAAGTCGGCAATGTCATATGTTGGGTCATCAACCAAACCCACCAATTCAACCTTATTGTCGAATTCACGCAATACAACATCATACTTGTATGCTTTAGGATATTTTGGATTTGTTTCTGCGATTTGTTTTGCGACTTTTGTAGTTGAACTCATGCAAACTCCTTATAAATCATCATTTTTAAAATTATAATAAATTTTTCACTCAATGTCAAGTTTATGTACATCAATACCACATTTTTTTAAAAAATCAGCACCACCATTTGAACTTGAATAAGAATTTTTATAGTATACCTCTTTGATTCCTGCTTGATGTATGATTTTAGCACAATTTAAGCAAGGTTCATGCGTAACAAATAATGATGCGCCATCTGAAGAATTGGTGGAACGTGCAACCTTTGCCAGAGCATTGGTTTCGGCATGAAGCACTTCACGCTTAGTTCTTTTTCTTGACCAACCATGAGCAGTTTCAGTATATCCGTTTGAAATTAATACTTCTTGAGAAATGTAACACTCATCTTTCAAGATATATTCAGTATCTTCACAGACATTATCCCAACCCGATGGCATACCATTATAACCGATTCCGATGATTGTGTTGTCTTTTACGACTACGCAACCGACATGAAGTCTAGTTGCTGATGATAATTCTGCATATACTTCAGCAGCCTTCATGTGTGCTTGTATAAATTTAGTTTTCATAATAAGAAGTAAGTACTCACTTCACATAGGGCGTTTGGGCGATTTCTTCCGAGACTATTCCAAAATCACTAATGGCACATGGATTGGAGCCTTGGCATTCATCGCAATGAAGAATGGCAAGAATCTTTCACCTAAA